GTCAAAATATGGTTCTGAACACATGGGGAGCGGTCCTTCAAACTTCGTGAATAAGGTGGACGGAGCGAGTGCACCTATTAAGGAGCATGCTATACCCTCGCTAACTAGTGATTTGAAAGATTACTTATATACTATAGTAACGGCAGTCATTTTGTTAGTTATATTGTGGTTCTTATATCGATATTACAAAGATAAGAAGGCGCGGAAAAAGAAAGAAGATATACTTTTGCGTTTATATGGGCGTGGGCTGAATTTGTCACGGTTAGACCCTAGTGTTATATGTTCGTTAGGTGGTTCTGCTCCAAATTTACAGCATAGAGGACTGGAACGAACGGAGGATAAATTAGTGAACCCTTTTATATAGATTCAATGGAGTTTCCTAGCTTTGAATGGTTGTCTTTTAATGAGTTAAAGAAAATTACTGTCGGGGAGGTGGCGCCATTTTTATGTGATCATGAGTGTAAGGCTTGGATGCCATTTTGGATTATCATGCGTCAGGAATCACATTTTGAAGGGATGTCTACATTACGGATGGTACATCTATTTCATGAATGGGTGTGGATGTGTTTGCACGAAAATGAGTGTTTACGAAATCGGTATACTTTGTGGTTTGTCGAATGTTTGCAAACACGTTTCGGTGATTTGAATAATGCAGATTATTGGATTGGGCGACGTTTTGCGAAATTTGTTTATGATAGGTGTTTATTGTTACAAGATGATGAGATGATGGAAATTGATGTCTAATGAGAGGCGAGGTTGTAGGCCCACCCCATTAGCGCCGTGCAGGGTTGCGAATCATGTCTTCATC